CTCGATTTCTATATTACCAAGGGCCTTTACTTCTTCTTCAATTCTTTTTAATTCTTGTTTAAAGTTAATTAGCTCAAGACTTACATTAGTTTTTGACATCTTTATTTGCCCAGTTTATTTTCCAATTATCACCAGTTTTGGCTTTAATCATCATATCTAAGAACTTCCCTTTAGGAAGCGCTTTGTCATTCTCTTGGCTGGCAACACTTTGTTTCTTAATTGCTTTTAGGCTTGGAAAAATGTTTTCTCCAGGTTCTTTTACACCTTGCGCCCGCAAAAGCAAATAAGTCCTTTGGTCTTCTTGCCAACCAACAGGTCTTTTTGTGAAGAACTCAATCCATTTTAGAAGCTCTGCATAAGGCATTTCTTCTTCTAGTTTATAAACAGGCATTCGTAACTCGTAAGCTACTTGGAAGAGGGTTTCTTCCGTTGGGGTTAGTTTCCCGCAGAGGGGTTGCCCAATCCTGACACTCTAAGAATAGCTTCAGAAAGAGAGTTCAATTCGCCAATAGGAAACTGTTTAAATTCCTCATCGGTAATATCACTTGCACCAGTAACGGCAAGCTTAATTACATCACGAAGCAATGAAATCTGAGCGTCTTCACTTTTAGATTTAGACGTCTTCTCAATAATTTTTTGTACTTTCATTACTTCGTTTACTGAAAGTTTTTTAACTTCCACTTCATCACCCATAAAAGATACTTTTTCGGTGATTTGTTTTCCAACTAAATGTTTCATAATTCTAATCCTTACTTTAACTTGTCTTTTTCTGTGAATAATTCTTGGTTATTTGCTTGAAAATCGTCTAGCAATTTTCTTACTTGGTGCAATACCGAAAGGGTCTCAAGGCAATCTTTACCTTCAACTGAACCGTCTTCAAAATCTTTGAACCGTTCAAAACTCTTTCGAATGCTAATATCTACGCTACGCCGCATGTGCCTAAAGGTTGTGCGCATAACAAAACTCTTACTAAATGGTTTATCTGTCATGTTATATCTCTTATACTAAAGAAGAGAGGGCGGTTAAGCCCCCTCTAATTTTACTATTAGGCTGCAGCAACTGTTGCTGGGCCAAAGAAGTCAGACTGAGCCGACAGAGTAACAGTCGCAGTAGTTGCGTCTGTCAACTGTGGGTTAACCAGAATAGCTTCGATTTTACCTTTGAAGTAGAACTCTGTGTTTGCAGTTGAAAGAGTCGAAGCTGCACCTTGATCAGGTGTTACAGCAGATTCTGCCATCATGAAGCGGAATACAAGTTCAGTACCGATCAAAGCGTGAATTGGCTGCATGTCTTCTGCAACATAGTTAACAGTAACTTCAAGGGATGGGGCGTCAGACTGACCCTGAACCTGAGAAGAAGTCTTTTGACCATAAACAGGAACGTTTACGATGTTTGCAGGAGTACCTACAGAAGGGAACTCACGTACAGAAGGCATACGGACGTGGTCCGCATCAGCTGTACCTGGGGCTGTGCCCACAAAGAGAGAAGCGCATTCTGCAGCAGTGTCTGTACCAGCTGGAATTGTGCCTTTGAAGATGTCGAGGTAAGTGAAGATACCTGCACCAAGAGTTGAGATATGAGCCATTTGTTATTCTCCGTATTTGGTAAATGGAATTATGTAAGATGCACTATAAAGTGCTTTGTTTTGAGGGTCTAGCCCCTCCACGTTTAAGTAAGATGTTCCAAACTCTGTACCATTGGTTAAACGCTTGTTTTGAAGTACGGTATCAAGAATATCTGAAATAGCCATGACACGGGATTGACCCTCGCCAGCCTTAACAAATATTTTAACTGCAACCATACCTTCTAGAATTTTATTGCCACCGTAGACATTTATGCTACTGTTGCTTGGTAAGACGTTTAGTCTACAAAATTCACTTTCTGTATTGATGTCACCTTGATAGTTATCAGGGTAAACCTCAATGTTGTTTACTGTCCAGGCCTCAGAGGCAAATACAGATTCAACGTCCGCTAAGACATTATCATACATACTATACCTCCTTTGCCAGTATTGCGTCAATAGTAAAGCCATTGTCACTATGATCAACAATACTGTAAGATCCGGAAGAAACAGTTAAAGTATCATAAACAGACAGGTTTAAGCCTGACTTCATAATAGCAGTAACTGTGAAACCGTCTCCAGAAGATTTTTTGGTCGATTGCAAGATAACATCAACAGTAGTAATACTAGAAGTGCTAACTGTGCTTCGTGTTGCAAAATCATAACCAGAGACGGTTTTTGTAGAAAGCGTACCTTGTTCTACCAAGTCACCTGCGGCAGCAAAAGCCTTATCAACAGCCTTTGTTACTTTAGCAGAGAGTGACATTAGTTAGCCCTCCACCAGCTTGTGCCTAACCCGTCAACACCTCTTCTTAGAAGGGGTCGGATAGGTTTAATAACAAAACTAGGAGTTACAGAGATTCTAGTAACATCGTTATTAGAGTCGCTGACACTGATACTACCAATGCTAATACTCTCGTATGTTTGGGTTGTCTGTGCTACCAAGTCTTCGTTATTTAGCAGGTGTAAAGCCTGTTCATAAACAGCTACTTTGACTAGAGAAGGGATTTCTGTTTCAGAAAAAGCAATTTGCATTCCCATTCTATTATCAAGGTAGTTAGCGTTTCTTCGTGGCCATGCAAGAGCTTGGGAAGAACTAACAGCAGAGCCAATCCAAGGATTGTTGTCAATAATTTGTGTAGCAGTCACTAAAGCTTCTTCACGGGTTGAGTCTGGAGCGGAAGTCCAACTAGCAGAATCAATTCGTGTTTCAAAGTAAGCGTCAGCGTCAGCTATTTCCACATAACTATTAGTATTAAGAACTAAAGCCATTAGCTCCTCCTAGTCTTATTATGAGTGGTAGATAGGCAGGATGCCCAAGTTCAATGAATCCATTTTACGGTTCCAAGAGCCAGCAGTTGCATACGCACCGTTAGTTGCGAAAGCATTGGTTGCGCCAGCCCAGTCATAACCCATTGGGTGCATGATGAAGCCATAACGGTACCAGATGTTTGTCGAGCCACCACCTGTGTAGGAGGCTGCATTACGATCAACTTCAACAGGAGTTGGAGTGGATACTGGTGCGAAGGAAACCGAACCTGGCTTCAATACGAAAGAACACTTAGCAGAAGTAGCGTTCAGGTCGCCCGATGCAGGTGTGATTGTCTGGCTTGCACGAGTCATGATCAGGCGGAACTTACCACCGAAGACTGTGTCAAACTCAAGGTTGCCGTCTTGTACACGAGTTTGGTCAACCAAGTTAGCTGCACGCATTTCAGCCATAACTTCTGGGGAAGTTGCCAAGTACATGAAGTCTGGTTCCATGTCTTTGTAAGCCATACCAACAGCTTTGAAGAGACGCTCACCACGAGCCGCACCAATAGCGGAGGAGTCAAAGAGGCGACGTGCATCGGAAGAACCTGTTGCAGCAGCACCGAACTCGCCAGCAGCGTTGATGTCAACGAAGAAGCCAGTGTTTGCAGCGTCTACGTCTGTATCGAAGGATACGATACCACCGTTACCTGTACCACCAGCGTCACCGAGGGCAACCTCGTGAGCAGCAACACCTTTGAGAACGTTCAAGAGTGCATTACCCTCGTCGTCGCCACGTACTTTTGCGAAGTCACGAGCAATCTTGGAGAGACCGTCTTGCTTCGAAACAACTTCCTGCAAGTTAACCTGCTGTGCACCGAATGTACGAACAGTCTTAACATAGTTAGCAATGTCAGTTGCGATGTCTGTGTAAGCGCCATCAGCTGCAGACGACAACGATGGAACGTTGATGTTTGCGGAGAGTGGCTTGTACCAACGGAACTGACCAACAAAGGACTCGCCGTTTGCATTGATGTCGTCACGCTGGCCAACGATGCCAGTGGAGTTAAGCTTTTTCTCAGTTGTGTAAGCCTCATCTGCATAAGCAGAGATTGCAAGTGCCACGTTCTGAAAGTCTGTGTTTGTAATAGCCATGATTTATTTCCTTATGGTAACTATTATATATTAATAGGAGTAATTACCCAGCTGACCTTTGGCCGCTAGTGCAAGAACTTCTTCTGTTGTCATTTCACCAATAGTCTTCTTTTGTTCCATTGATGAGGTGCCAGAGGCATTTGTTTTACCAGCACCTGTGTTTGCTTTAATGCGGAATAGAAATGAATTGTCTTCACTCTTAGAGTAAGACTTAATAAAATCTTGAATGTTTGTTCCTGTTTTATGAACCCAAAGACCATCATCATTCTGAACGAGTTGCTCGACAATATCACGATAGGCCATTTGGCGACTACGCTCGTTACGGAAGTCAAG